CAACGCACAGGAAGCATGGACCGCACGTTACAACCACGAAACCATCGCTATGGGCTTCTCGGTTACCGAAGAAGCAATGGAAGACAACCTGTATGACAGCTTGTCTAGCCGTTACACCAAAGCTCTGGCCCGTGCAATGGCGTACACCAAGCAGGTCAAAGCCGCTAACATCCTGAACAACGGCTTCAATGCTGCGTTCACGTATGGCGACGGCAAGCCCCTGTTCAGCACGACTCATCCATTGGTTTCTGGTGGTACTAACAGCAACACGCCAGCCACTGCTGCTGACCTGAATGAGACTTCTCTGGAGTCTGCGGTTATTCAGATCGCTGCATGGACGGATGAACGTGGTCTGCTGATCGCCGCCAAGCCGGTCAAGTTGGTTATCCCTCCTGCTCTGATGTTCGTTGCAACCCGCCTCCTTGAGACGGAACTGCGTGTCGGTACTACCGATAACGACGTGAACGCACTGAAGAACAATGGTTCGATCCCCGGTGGTTACACTGTTAACCACTTCTTGACCGACACCAATGCTTGGTTCTTGACCACTGACGTTCCTAACGGACTGAAGCACTTTGTTCGTGTCCCGCTGGCTACGTCGCATGATGGTGACTTCGACACGGGTAACATCCGTTACAAGGCACGTGAGCGTTATTCGTTCGGCGTGTCTGATCCGCTCGGTATTTTCGGTTCACCCGGATCTAGCTGATCGGTATGAGGGAAGGGGGCCAAAAGCCCCCTTTTCTTTTTTTAAAGTGTGTGTTATAAAGTGGCATACCTAGACCACCGACTTGCTGACTGACTAGGCAGACTCTCCTCAAGAGACAGCAGGTTTTGATTTGAGGACTTTATTATGGCTAACAGTACATTTAGCGGCCCAGTACGTTCGCAAAACGGTTTTCAAACCGTTTCTATTGATCCAAATACTGGCGCGGTTACCACCACATCTACCCTTGGTGTTACTACCAGCGTCACAAATCTGACGGCTACCAATCTGGTTTTCACTGACCAGAATCACCCCACGACTGCCGCGATCAACGCAACAGCCACAGCCACCGCAGCAGAAGTTGCGACCGGCTACATTACTTCTACTTCCGCCGCTGCAACAACCATCACCTTGCCTACTGGCACAGACCTTGGAACTGCTATTGGGGCAACCAAGGGCACTGTGTTGGACTTGTACATTGACAACACTGGCGGCGCAAGCACGGTGACGATTGCCGTGGCTACAAACGGTATCTTGTCTACCGCAGCCGCTGACACCCCCGGTAGTTTTGGCGACCTGACCGTTGCTTCAGGTGTGACAGGTTTGGCTCGTTTCACCATCATGTTCTCTAGTGCCACAGCATACGTTTTCACACGTACTGCTTAACAGGATAGGGGGCTGCAATGCAGCAAACTGATGTAAAGTCGGCACACGTCGAGGCCACGGGAACAATTGTTTCTGGCCGCAATCGCCTTAAGGGCTATCAGTGTCTGTCTGGTGGCACTGCTGGGGATATTATTTTTCGTGATGGTGGCTCTAGCGGCCCTATTCGTTTGCAATTTAATGTCCCAGCAAACACCAACAACCCGTTTTCAAACATTATCCCCGGTGAAGGGATTTTGTTTTATACAGATATACACGTAACTCTGGCAACGTCGGCAAAGGTTACGGTGTTTTATGGCTAAGTCCCCTGCATGGCAAAGAGCAGAAGGAAAGGACCCCAAAGGGGGTCTGAATGCGAAGGGACGCGCGTCCGCGAAATCACAAGGGATGAACTTAAAGCCCCCCGCCCCGAAACCAAAAACGAAAGAAGACGCCGGGAGAAGGAAGAGCTTCTGTTCGAGAATGGAAGGCATGAAATCGAAACTTACTTCTTCCAAAACAGCCAAAGACCCAAACAGCCGGATTAACAAAAGCCTACGGGCGTGGAATTGCTGAGATGGCGAAACCTATTGCTGATGACGAAACGCGGATGGCTAAGTTTGGCAATTTAACGCCAGACGAAAAACGCAAAGAACGTGCAAAACAACGGGCAGAATTAGAATCGGCTACTAGTGAGCGTGAGCGTCCTTTGGGTAGTCGTATTATGGATAAGCTGGGTGCTACTTTTGGGCAACCGGCTAATGAAAAAGTTCGTGAACAAGCCGCCGCCGCAGATACGGCACGCCGAGAATCTCGGTATCAAACTGCAAAGCAACGTGCTGAGATGTCTGACCAAGAGCTTGAAAAAGAACCAACTCTATATGGTACGGACAGGGTTATAAAGCTCAAAGACAACCCCCTAAAGATGGCTAAAGGCGGTTCCGTAGGTTCCGCCTCCAAACGCGCTGACGGTTGTGCCCAACGCGGTAAAACTAAAGGTAAGATGAGGTGAATGTGGAACACACGATCTGGAACGCAGTTCTTTCAGTAGGTGTCAGTGTTGTTGGGTTCTTCCTCAAGAGCATGTATGACGAGATAAAACGCCTTCAAGTACTGATTAACAAGACCCGCGAAGAAGTCGCCAAAGAGTATGTGACCAAGACACAGCTAGACGCAGACATTAACCGCATCTTTGATCGGCTTGATAGACTTGAAGCTAAGATTGACAGACTGGTAGAGAAGCATGCCTAGTACGTCAAAGAAACAGCACAATTTCATGGAGGCTGTAGCCCACAGCCCCGCCTTTGCTAAGAAGGCCGGTGTTCCTCAGTCCGTGGGCAAGGACTTCTCAGCGGCTGACAAAGGTCGTAAATTTGGTAAAGGTGGTGAAATGAAAAAAGGTTACGCGGAAGGCGGTATGCCTATGGTCAACAAGGGCGGCAAGATGGTCCCTAGTTTTGCGGCTGATGGCGTAGGTAAGATGGCTAAAGGCGGCATGGCCGAGTCGAAGAAAATGGTTGGCAAAGAAGTAGCCTTCATGAAAAAGAAGGGTGCCCCTGCCGCTATGATTAAGCACGAGAAAGCCGAAATGGGTATGAAGAAGGGCGGCGGCGTCAAGAAAATGGCTGCTGGCGGGTCTGCTTCTTCGCGTGCAGATGGCTGCGCCGTTAAAGGCAAAACCAAAGGTAGAATGCTCAAAAACGGCGGCAAAGCCTGTTAAGGAAATATCATGGCAACTGGACAAGCTGAAATTTACACCGCTGGGATGGGCCAACCCCCAATGCCGGATGAAGGCCCAACGAAGCCAATGCCACCACTGGCACGCAAGCGTAAGCCCAAGCCTAAGTCACCCGACTCGGATATTTATACCGCCGAAAAAGGCCAGCCTCCAATGGACTACGAAGGTCCAACGACTCCGGCCATGCCCAAGAAAGGTAAACCAATGTTTGCCAAAGGCGGTTCGGTTTCCAAGCGTGCTGATGGTTGCGCCCAGCGTGGCAAGACTCGCGGAAAGATGTGCTGATATGGCAACGTCGAAACCTGTTGGTAAAGTAACTAAATCGTTAGAAAAAGCCGGGTTTTACGAAGCAGATAAACCCAAGCGGCTAAGTATTATCAATAAAGTTACAACTAAGCCCCAACGGATAGAGATGGTTGATAAATTGTTTTTAGCCAAAAAAGCTAAAGGTAAGTCAAAATGAGAGCAAGTCGGGGTATGGGGGACATCAACCCATCTAAAATGCCCAAGCCAAAGGTAATCCGCCGGAAGGACAACCCCGACTCTGTTGATATGTACGCTAAGGGCGGCGGGGTAAATGCTGCCGGTAACTACACAAAACCCAGTCTGCGTAAGCGGATTGTGTCTCAGGTGAAAGCTGCTGCTACTCACGGCACAGGTGCAGGTCAATGGTCAGCCCGTAAAGCCCAGCTTGTTGCTAAGAAGTATAAAGCAGCGGGTGGGGGGTACCGAGATTGAAGCCGCCGCAGCAGTCTCTTAAAAACTGGGGCGATCAGAAGTGGCGCACCAAGAGCGGTAAGCCTTCTAGCAAAACCGGAGAACGGTATCTGCCAGAAGCGGCGATTAATAGTCTTAGCTCCGCAGAATACGCGGCGACAACCAAAGCCAAACGTGAAGGCAAGAAAGCGGGTAAGCAGTTTGTAGCGCAACCCAAGTCAGTAGCAAAGAAAACGGCTAAGTTTAGATAATGACTACTTCCGGCACTTCTGGTTTTGATCTTGACTTCACGGAGTTAGCCGAAGAAGCGTGGGAACGCGCTGGTCGGGAGATGCGGTCGGGTTACGACCTGCGTACTGCTCGCCGTTCCATGAACCTGATGACTGTCGAGTGGCAGAATCGCGGTATCAACATGTGGACGATTGATCAGGGGTCATTCATTATGACTCCCGGTCAGAACACTTACGCCCTGCCGATAGACACGATTGATCTGCTAGAGCACGTAATTCGCACGGGGGCGAACGATCCTTCGACTCAGTTTGACCTGACAATCTCACGGATCAGTGTTTCTACCTACGCTAGTATTCCTAACAAGATTACTCAAGCCCGCCCTATTCAGGTTTGGGTTCAGCGGTTAAGTGGGGAGATTTCCCCTACGGGCGCGACTCTTAGCACCACCATTACTAGCACTACCACTACTATCGTACTTAGCTCGGTAGTTAACCTCCCCACTACTGGGTTTATTAAGCTAGATAATGAGATCATTAACTACGGATACACCTCAGGGAATACCCTATACAACTGTTTCCGTGGGCAAGCTAACACAACCGCAGCAGCACACACTGCCGGTGTAGCGATTTATAACCCTAACCTTCCAGCCGTTACTGTTTGGCCTACTCCAGACGGTTCGCAGACCTATCAGTTCTTGTACTGGAGGATGCGTAGGATTCAGGATTCGGGTACGGGGGTTAACACAGCAGACATTAACTTCAGGTTCCTGCCTTGTCTAGTGGCGGGGTTGGCGTACTATATTGCTATGAAAGTGCCGGAACTGATGGATCGGTTACCGATGCTAAAGCAAGCGTACGATGAACAGTTTGATATTGCTGCTGCCGAAGATAGGGAAAAAGCTCCAATTCGGTTTGTCCCGAGGGCATTTCGCGCTGGTAGGGGGTAGTTGTGAGTAACCGGTTTGCTGCTGGCTACAAAGCAATTGCCGAATGCGATATATGTGCATTTAGGTATAAACTACACCAGCTTCGTAAGCTGATTATCAAGACCAAGGTTACTGATATTAAGGCTTGCCCAACGTGTTGGGTTCCAGATCAACCGCAGTTACAATTAGGGATGTTCCCAGTAGATGATCCGCAAGCGTTGCGGAGTCCGCGTCCAGATTTATCCCTAAATAGGAATAGCCGAGGGTCACGAGATATTCAGTGGGGTTGGGCACCGGTTGGCGGTGGTAGGGGGTTTGATGATCCACTAACACCAAACTACTTGGTTGCAACGACATACGTTGGTACAGTAACGGTTACGACATCATAGGAGTCCGACATGGACAAGAAAGAAGTTAAAGCTATCGCGGATACGGAAGTCCGTGCCCACGAGAAGAAACTGCATCCCGGTGCCAAGAAGATGAAAGCCGGTGGTCCAACCACGGCTGATCGCGCTAAGTACGGGAAAAATATGTCTCGCGCCATGAACCAGCGCGGTAGCGCACGGGGGAAGTGATGGCTACATATAGCATGAAGAAAGGCGGTAAGGAAGTTGGCCCCGCTTCGACATACGCAGAACCGCATACCATGACCGGTGCAGATATGGACATCGACGCGCACATCAAGGCTCATAATGCCAAAGATAATGTTGATGAACTCTGTATGAGCGTGAGCGGCTACAAGAGCAAGCCGTATCCAGAACCAAAAACAACTGGTATCAAAATGCGTGGGGTTGGCGCTGCTACTAAAGGCACAATGTCCCGGGGTCCGATGGCATGAACTACACCGAGTTGTGTGCCAACATTCAAGACATCACGGAGAATACGTTCACCGCTGATCAATTGGCTATGTTCACGCAACAGGCGGAACAGAAGATCTACAATACAGTTCAGATCGCTAACCTGCGAAAGAACGTAACCGGCTTAACGACGACTAGCAACAGTTACTTGTCTTGCCCGACTGATTTTTTGTCTGTTTATTCGATGGCTGTTATCGACGCAGCGGGAGCGTATTCATACCTCCTAAACAAGGATGTGAACTTTATCCGTGAAGCGTACCCCTCTCCCACAAGTATCGGTACACCTAAGCATTACGCTATTTTTGGGCCGCTTTCAAGCAACGTAAACGAACTTTCGTTTATTCTCGGGCCAACCCCCGATGCGGCATATAGTATCGAGTTGCATTACTATTACTATCCACCGTCGATTTCTACCGCTAACACGTCTTGGCTTGGGGACAACTTTGATTCTGCTCTGCTTAACGGTGCGTTGATCGAAGCCATTCGGTTTATGAAGGGCGAGCCGGATACCATTGCTAATTACGAGAAGTTGTATCTATTGTCGATTCAGTTGCTCAAGCAGTTGGGTGATGGTAAGCAGCGTCAAGATGCGTACCGTAGTGGTCAGTATCGTCAACCGGTGTCCTGATGGCTATTAT